GTTAACTTGGTCCATGATCCAAGAATCATAAACTTCGTATGTGTAGTTGAAGTCACCTTCGTAAGTGCTGATTGTGTCGCCACGAGCAGAATCAACACGGTTGATTCCTCTAGACTGAGGCATGTTATCGCTGATAGAAGTACGGATACTTGTAGGAGCAACAACAGTGCGGATCTTAGCGTTGTAACGCTGTTCAGCAACAGTTACCAACTGCTTGTATAGAGCAGGGCTGAAATACTGGTTGGTAAATGTACCACTGTAGTAGTAACTACCGTTAGCGTAAATGCGTAGAGCGTTACTGATTTGTGTAGAACTGTCAGTGCTTTCATTGTTGAAGAAAGTATCTAGACCGCTTAGTGTGCCACTAGTTGTATTAAAACTCCATGTTCCTGCGAAAGAACTTAGAGAACCCATACGACGACCAGTTTGACCAGCGGGTAGACCACTAGCAGTACCAGTTTGACCAGCATACTTGGTGCCGATTTGGTCGTTACGAACTAGTTGTAGTTCCACATCAAACATCAGTTCAATTAACTGCTTGACTTCTTGGTAAGCCTGAGGATCACCACCTGCCTGCATAACAGCACGAGCAGTACCACTTGCAGCAATAGTTGTGCTGAAAATCTGTGTGTAGTTACCTAGGTTGTAACGCTGGTTGCTTTCTGCGTTAGCAGTAGAAACAGCGGCACCTTCAACTTGCGCTTGTACTTCTGGAGCACGATAGATATCATCTGTCCATAGTGGTAAAGTGCTGTTAACTTTACGCTTCTTGCTCATACACATGTTTAGAACCGGAGTGTCATCCTTAACACGGTTAGAAACATCTAGGTCTAAGTCCTTGACAACGATGTCACTGCCATATGCTGTAGTACCGTTACCAATTTGACTGGTTGTAATTTCTGCCATTTTATATCTCCTTAAAAGGCGTTATCTTGAACCTCTGCCTGCACGAATCTTCTGTAGTTGTGCCATCAGCAGATTGTCTGCGGCTTTTTTATCACCGCGATTGGCTTGTTCACGAAGTTTTGCGATATTATCATCTGGACCTTTGCCGGGACTAGAACCTTTGCGTTGTGTCAGTGCTGCCATACTAGCGCCTGCTGATTTAGCAGTAGGTTTGTCTCTGTAACGAAGTCCATCACGAATTAGACCCATGATAGTTTCATCACTAGATAACAAATCTATATTGGTAATTCCCGGTATGTTTTCCATTCTAGCATAGGGCCAGACTTTTGCCAACTTGTCACGAACTTCATTATACACATATTCGTTTTTGAGTTCTTTATCCTGAAAGTTTTTACGACTATGAGTCAATGCTTCACTGACCTGCTGCGCTCTAATCTGTCTAAACTGTTCTACTGCGGGCTTCAACCTGTTAATAGTTTTCTGCTGTTGCCTTAGATACTGTTCATTCTGTGCCATGCTAGCCTGAATCCTTGCCTGTTCTGCAGGATCCTGGGTTCGCGCCAACTGTTGCTGAAAGGTTGCTTGATAACCTTGGACCTTCATGATTTCATTATAGGCCTTCTGCAACTTAGGCTGTACCGTAAATTCCATTGCTAGTAGCAGACTGTCTGCACGCTGACGAGTGTCTTTGACATATTCATCAAATTCGGCTCTCTCAACCTTCAACTGTCTTGCTTCTTCGTGTATTGCGCTACCTTGACCTAAAATTGCTGCGGCTTTCTTAGCATCAATGACGACTTCTTTGCCATTACGCACAAACTTGAATTTTGCATTTGGATTTTCATTTGCAAATTCAATAAAGTCAATCAATTCATCTGCTGTAGAATTTGGGCTGTCAGTGCTTACAGAATTCTGGGCATCTGCATCCAAATTGTCGCTCACAAATTCAGTATCGCTGGTGTCAGCAATTTCGGCATCAGTGGTATCACTGTCTGTTGCCACAGGGCCAGAAGAGTCTGCCGATTCTTCCTGACCTGTTGCAGTCTGTTCGGCTTGCTGTCTAAGTAGGTTACGCTCTGTACGCTCTCGCATGGCGGCCATCTTAGCTGCAATTGAATCCAAACTGGGAACTGCACTTTGTTCAGTGGCCGCGCTCACTGGAGCGTTAGGACTGACTGTTGTTGTTTCCATTTACATTTCCTTTAAGCGTCGGGTGCTTCTGCATTACCAACGCGGTTTTTATAATAAACTGCCCTCTTTAGGCTGTTTACAAAACTGTCAATGCCTACGAGTTGATTACTTAAAGCAACTCGCTGTGCGTTATCTTCTTCGCTGTGACCTCGTATACCTGCAAGCTCATCAGCGATGGCGAACTTAAAATGATGAACGAACATGGCTAGATCTCTGTTTTTTAACAGTGACTCTGCCAGACTACCATAATGCCTTACCTGATCCCGTTGGGCAGGTGGTAACTTAGTAATTTGACTAAGATCTACTGTCAGCCTAGTATTATAGGCACTAACCACTTCTTCGTTTATCATTGCCGTTCCTTAATTATATTTAGCATCAAATGATCATTAATTAATGACCGTAATCTTGACCTTTGCCCATAGCAATACTCATGTAATTGAGTTGCGTAGCTGGATCTGCGCCTTCTATCTCCTGCATAATTTGTCGTGCTTTTGCAGCATCTAGGCCTGCGCTGGCCAATTGTTTTTGTTCTTCTGGACTTGGTTCTTTCTTCTTCATGGCTTCTTGTGCCTGCTGGATCATCTGCATGATTTCTTCATCGCTAGGCAAGTAAGCATCACAATCTTTAACACCTAGAACATACAGTGTGTCTGCATAAGGCTTTTTAATCTTCTTATACATTTCAGGTGTTAATGTATTTTGTTGAACCATTTGGAACACAGTTTGGTATAGACCCATCTGTGTTTTCTGTATGATCTGCAATCTGTTTAGACTGTTTTCTTCACTGAGCATACCAATTGCCAGTTCAGCATGAATCTGCTTGCGATCATTAAAATTCATTTCGTCCCATGACTTATAGTCTAGGAATACTGGTGTTCGGTCTGGATGACTTTCTCCTGCCAACTTCTTAACGCCATAGTCATCACCATACTGGATCAGTGTGCGCCATACCAAGTATAATGCTTCTTTTAGGCCTTCTGCGGCGTTACGCACTGTATTATCTTGTACGATTTGATTAGGAGTTAATGCAAGTTGTAGTTTAACACCACTGTTACCTGGTGCCATAACTTCTGGATTGAATACATCTGTAGGTGTGGTCATACCCACCATGGCCATGGTATCGTTTTGAATACGATTCATACCAACTTCCAAGAACTGTAGGTTACCACTTGGAGGAGGAATCTGGTAGATGTCTTTTGCTGGATCAAACTTGCTGTCTAGAATAAAGATAGCGGCTTCACCATCCTGCAACATTTCAAAATCCAGCCTATCTGGCTTAACACCAATACGAGGAGTGGCAGTTAACAGACCTAACTGAATTTCGGCACGAGCCGCACTAGTAGCGTATTCCTGCATGGGGATAACCGATTCAGCGATACTCATACCGTAGAAGTTACCAGGCAGTGGTTTTGGACACATGTTAGCAACTGGAATAAACTCTACTTCACGGGCACTGATAATATAACTGCCACTGTAAATTAATTCAATTAGTTCAAGTTCACCGTCACCATCAATATCATATTTGTTCCATACTGTGACTATGGAAACTTGTCTACTGTCTGGATCTGCTGATGCCGCGCTGCTAACCGGAATACCCATAACAGGCACACTGTCCCTAGCATGGATAGCCAGGTTGTTTAGAACGCTGCCTGCTTGGTAAGCCCCGTTCATGTTGTATTCTGCAAATTGTTCAAATTCTTCTAAGTTGTCTTTGATGCTAGGATAAAGTTCTGTTGCTTCCTGTATGGTCATTGGATCATAGAAACCACAGAATGGTTGATCCCGCATTTCAGGCACTGTGGGATCACAGATCCAGTAGTGCTGTGCAATAGGATGGAATTTAATGTTCAGCATGTAACCAGTAAGTTTATACTTGGCACGATATATTGTGTTGCGTTTGACTGCTTCATCAACAATCATCTGCTGTCCATCCAGTTCCTGCTGGCGAACTATTTCATTGTCGTCTACCAGTGTGTCTGTGTCCAGTTCAGGAACTTCACGCATACGATCAGCAGTCATCATGATGATTTCATCTGCCATTGCAGCCTGCTGTTGTCCCAGTAGTTCGCGAATTTCAGCGCCAACTGCCTGCATGTTTACCGTAATGCGTCTGCGACTTTGTCTTACTACATTCAGTCCTGCTTCTGCTGCTTGTAATTCAAATGCTTTTAACTGTTCCAGTGTGCCTTCTGTTTCAACATAACGATTGATCTGTTCCCTGATAGGTTTGATCATCATCATGCCGTTTTTGTGCATACAGGCATCCATTACCCAACGCTCTAGGATAAAATGTGGATCATTCATTTGGTTAACAATTTTTCTAACCATTTCCGTTGCTTGTCTTGCTGCTGGTTCATCACCCTCGCCTTCGGGCACAAACTCAAAATTAATCTCACCGTTGGGAATTAAACCCTTGGTAATAACTGCTGTGGCATAATCTACTACAGGTTTTACAGCAGGGTGTATGTAGTCAATACCGTTAACTGGTGCGGTACTGTCTGTAACTGCTAGGCAAAGATAGTGATAATCACTGGCTCTGTTGACTGCGTTCTTGGTACCTAAGTAGCGCAAGTAACTGGCCATTTTAACATCCATTTGGTTCTTCATGCGAACGAAAGTGGCGTTTTGTTTAACATTAGTATTAATGTTGTGTTGGGCGATATTTTTAATGTCAAGCATACGGGATTGATCCTTATCTTATTATTTAGCGCATTTTTTTCTTATATTAATTGGGTAGGATAATTCTAGGGCGATCTAACTCAACTTTTAGGTCGCAAGCATGACATTTATAACCTAAAATATCATCATCATCTAGTTCATATATGGTATGTGGTGTTCCAGCTGCCAATGCTGCTAGTTCAAATGCTCGTGCATGTCGCTCACAAAGCAACATAGTATTCTGTTCTATAGCGCATACAAATAAGGGTTCTTCATCATGCATTTGGGTCATAACTTTGTTTCCATGCGGGTTTGTGACTGTAATCTCTTGTTAAGTATCTATCTCGCTGAGCCAACATTCTTTGTTGTGGAGTGCGATTATCCCAGGGCTCTGCTATACCTTGAAGGCAAGCCAATAGAGCATAACGAGCACTATCAATGCAATCGTCTGGATCACTAAATCGTCCTTGTTCATCTACGAAATAGTTCTGTGCTTCATTTAAAAAATGGGTGCAATTCTCATTGACCAACAAACTGCCAACTTCCAGCATCTGTCTCATTTGATTTATACCATAGGCTTTGTGGTTGGTTTTACGCCCCTGTGGGTCGGGCGGATTCATTATGGGATCTGGCATCACATTGAGTTCATATTGTTCAAACAGTTCACGCACACTGGCTGAACTCATTGTATAACGGCCTGGAGTATTAGCATCGCTAGGCAGAACAATAGGACAACCAAATACTTCAGGACGCAGTAAATGATTAACATACTGAATTGGCACAGCCTCTTCCACTCCCTGGACCACAATTTGTTTATGTAGAAAAGCAGCCTTTTCATAAGGATCCCAATACATCAATGTTATAACTGTTTTATCATTAACCAAACCCAAATCCAAGGCAATAACTCTGTGTATATTTCGCATCTCTGCAAATGTATATTCACCTGTTTTGTATGTAGGCCAGTTGGCCAACTGAAACACAGCACCTTTACCCATAACAGGCTTACCTGCAATGCGAGCTTCTCTTTCGTGTGGTAGATAATCACGCTCCAGTTGTCTGCGTGTCTCCATGAGCAGAAATGCCTGTCCCCATGGGTCATACTCGGGCACATCGTTCCAACTTACACGAATGTATTCGTATCCTGGCTCGTTGTTCCAGAACTTGGATACAAGTCCGTTGAGGCCTTTGAGCGGCGTGAACGAACAAAGAACTTTACCTTGTGTAGTAGCCGTACGGGTAACAACTTCACTGAAAAAATCATCTGGTGGCTGTTCGTCAAATACAGCCAGATTAAGTTTGAAACCCTGGAGTTGTCTAACCTCTTGCGTGTAATTGGCAAATAGGAGATAACTGTTAACACCAGATTTATGACGGATTTCAACACCGATACAGTTAGCTCCGTCATTACGCATAGTACCAAAAACAATACAATCACGAGGAATTGCACCAGTTCCCAAATTTTCTATAATTTTAACATCTTGTGTTCCTAATAATTCCTGTTGCAATACCAGTGCTACCTGGCTCCAACCTTCACCTGCTACCATGCAGGTAATAGGGCGTTCAAATCTATAGCCTTCCCACCAATCAGGATATTGTCCCGTTAGATGCATGGCAGTTTCATAACAGGTTGATGTTGTTTTACCAACTCGGTTAGCAGCCAGTATACCTCTACGATCCGCTTGCCCAGTTCTAAAGAATGCTCGCTGATGTTCAAAAGGCCTAAAATATTTTAGGCTGTTATACTTCATATCATCAGCGATGGTTATACTCAGGTCCTGTAATTGATTCTTCAAGGGACCTGGTATGGTAATTAGTGCTTCTGTAGTTAACTTGTGCTCATCTAGGACATAACGCAGAGCACGAGCCATTAAGACATCAGTGCCCAGCATGTTATTCCTCTATCAGTGGATGCTCTTTGCTGATCAGGTTTAGAAAATATAATGCTTCACTGAGATCGCGTATCTCACTGGCTGTTGCTGCCCATGTTTCTGGATCTGTTAGATCCTTGGGCTTATTGGTCAGCACAGCCTGCAAGCGTTCTGCAATCAGTCGCATCATATGTTCCAGTTGGCCAGGGAAGCGTTGTTTGAATCCTTCGCGCTGTGCACGATTGACCTTTTGCATGATAATGGTATCACGAATAATGCGCTGTTGTTGCGCTTGGTCAATCAGGCCATTGCGAATGTCCGGCTGGGTGCTCATGTGTTAAGATCCCAGACATTAGATGCAATATTTTCAGTGAGGCTGACAAATTCACGGTCAATCCATACATCCCAATAGTTACTCTTGTTCACTTTGAATGTTTGCATTAGTGCACGAAGTTTGCGACCCTGTTGTGTCATTGATCCATCTTCACGAACAATAGTTTGTTCACCACTGCGTGGATCAACCCATTTAATAACCTCAGGACGCTCGCGACCATACTTGTCCAGTTTGACACCATGTGGGCGTTGATCAACTGGACCTAATATTTCATAACTGATCTCGCCTGTCTTATATTTGCGGAAGATAACACTGATCTTTTTATCCTGCATGCGACTTTCAAAATCAGTATGTGGAATCTGGTTGCTGACAAACAAGTTTTGAACTTCACTACGATCTGGTAGTTTAGGATCACGAGCAGGAGGTTCTTTAAGATCTTCAACTGGTACCAGTTCAGTGCGGTCAATGTAGGGATTTTCGTTACCAATAAATTTGGCATCTACTTCTTGTCCATTGAGCACATCCATGGCCACCTGATATTTCAGTTTGTTGGCACGACCTTTTAGGTTAAGCACAATACCTGTTTCGTCAAAAACAAAACGCTCCAGTTCCTTGGCCGTGGGGAAGTCAGTCATTAGACCTTCCAGGTCATATTCTGGTGCGTTAATTGCTCGGGGTGCTTGTGGTGCTGTGGCTGCTATTGCTTCTGCCACTTCGTGTATTTCTTCTGCTGTTACAGTTTCTTGTGCTGGTTCATCGTCCCAGACATTCTGCTCAGCAGCAGATTTGGTTGTAGTCTTTTTCATTTCATTACCTTTCAAATAAAATTAGGGAGCATAGGCTCCCCAGTATTTAATAACCTGATGTGGCGCCCATAGCACCTTTACGACCTGCTGTGCTCATGGTCTTTTTGGGTGCTTTTGGTTTAGGCATCTTAGGCGCCTTAGGTGTTTTAGGCGCCTTAGGCATTTTTGGCATTTTTACTTTAGCCATTATTTGCGACCTGCGTTGCCTTTTGTTGGACCACGACCTACATTGGTCTTTTCATGCAGTCCTTCTAGTGCAGGATTGGTTTTACCTGCTTGACCACGGCCACGCATTTCTAATGCGCTGGTAACCATGTTGGCTAATGTAGCCTTTTCACTGCTACGCCGGTCTTTTTCAGCCATAAAGTCTTTGCGTTTGCTGCCCATGCCGGCGTTGCCTACACGAGGACCCTGTGCCTGATTAATTTTTTTACCTGTTGATGTTTTTTCCATTTTATTATCCTACCATTATAACTGGTGTAACATAAACTGTTACTGCGCTGGCTGCACTGGCAGCAACATACACTGTTTGGAATGCTCTTGCATCCAATACCTGAATAAATTCTGTTTGACCTGCACCAATTACTGTGCCAGCAGTGGCTACTGACAATGTTGATAGGTCTGCGTCAAAGAAAACAGGAACACTTGCGCTGGTGTTAGTTACTTTTAAACATAAAGGTGCTCGTGCGCCTGCTAGATTACCAGTGACTTCAATGAAAGTAACATCACCAGTGGCGGGAGTTACATCGGCTGATAGGCTAAATGCTGCACCTACAATTTGATATGCTGACATGTTGATCACCTATTAGTATTGTTTCTTGGGACCGTAGTTCATACCATCTGGGTCTGTGGGGCTCTTAACAGGACGACTACCTCGGCTCATCTTACCATCACCCATGCTATAGTTGTTCATGTTGATGCGATCAGGATTGCCCTTGTAATTTTGACCCCGTTGTGGGTCCCATGTGCGAGTGCCGCCTGGATTACGCACTTGCTTGGTGCCGGTAAACATGTCTTTACCCTGTTGCACTGTGGGTGTGTGGCACTCAGGAACTGGACGATATGCATCCTTGGTGGCTGCTGGACCTACATTCATAGGCTTGTGATCTTCATTACCTTTAGTAGGACCACGACCTTTGTTAACTAGACGGCCATCATTGCTGTGACCACTCCACTGGTTGTGTGCAAATTTATTACTGCCGCGACTGAATCCAGGAGCAGCGGCGCCTGTTGCAGGATTTACTTTTTCAAATTTCATTTTGATTTCCTTTTTGTCTTGGGCTTGGTGCCCTTAGATGCTGCTGCTCTCTTAGTAGCATAAGCGATGGCAATGGCTTGCTTTTGTGGCTTACCTGCTGCCATTTCGCGCTTGATGTTTTCACCAAACGCTTTTTTAGATGTTGATTTAATCAGCGGCATAATAATATTTATTCCTGTTTTAAGCCAGTAATTCGGGCTAGTGCTTCTGCGAACGCTGCCTTTTTGGCCTCTACTGCATCTGCACTGTCATTGACTTCAATCTTTGCTAGACTGTTCATTACCTTGTTCAATATTAGGTTATGATACTTTAGCATCAATTGAGTATCATTGGCGGCTCGTGCTGCCATAAAATCCTGCACCAGTAATTCTTCATAATCTTTACCGTTACTCTGTGTGTGAACCTGGGCTAGTAGATCCTGGATAGTAATCTGTGGTTTACTGCCCTTGGGTCTACCCGCACCGGGTCTAACTCCGCCGTGTTTGCCGCGGACTTTCTTCTGTTTCTGTTCAAGGTCTTTAGTCATTTCCATAGTAATATTATTTAGCGTCGTTTTTTCTTAATTGTTAAGGTGTAAATACTGAATACTGAAAGGAATTGCAATGAACTATACATGGACACCCGCCATGCTCACTGACATTGAGGACATGGTAAAATTATGTGAAGATAACTTTACTATGGATAATTTTACCATAGATGGCATACAATTATTCAAACCAGAACCCCCTGTTTATAGCCGCAATCTGGCTTACGCTATATTCAATCAAAGTTATTATCCCGGCACTGAGCTATTAACAGTGGCTCGTGCAGACGATACAGGACAATTACTAGCATATAATTGGGCCCGAGCCAATGATCGTATTTGGTACAGTGATGATGCCATGATCAATGTGCGTATGGTGCACTTGGATATGACTTTGCCTGCTAAACTGCGTGTTCGTTTGATCAAAGACATGATGACACACTGGGAACGCATGGCTCATTATACTGGTAATAAGGTTATATGCAGTAGCACAATTAGAAATGATCAAGATGCCTTTTTACGACTACATCAACGAGCAGGATATACTGTTCGCGGTAGTTATGCTTATAAAAGAATTAATTGAGCACGACAGCGGCCGGTCTGCCTATCCCATGTTACCTAGAGGAGAAAGCCGCAAAAGCCTCTAGTTCCGCATAGTGCTCCTGGCGGCTTAACTTAAAGTTGAATCCAGCATCCAAATATGTTTAGCCAGTGACAGCACACGATCCTGTGCGTAATTGGCTATTTCATCATGACCATCGTCTGTGGCCACTCTAATCAAAGTCTCATATGACATTTTCAATGAGTCTAGATCATTGCGTATTTCAGTGAGTAAAAATTCACTGTCACCATCTAGAGGATCAGCAGGCACTGTGCTGTTGTCCATGATTGCAACCATGTTATTGGGCATAAATTCCTGCATGCTGCGTAGCAGTTCTGCAATGGTGTCAATTTGATCTTGTAATTCTTCATATATTTTTTGCAGCAGTTTATGATCACTGACGAAATTACGGCCCATGATATTAACATGTGCCACATGGCTGCGAAAATATGCTATAAAGTTGTCGCAGAATATTTGTTTTAGTTGATCACTAGTTGTCATTTCTTTTTGCCTTTCTTTGCCGTTTTGGCTGCTTGTTTGAATGCTTTAGCAGTGGGTGCTCCTGGAGATCCAGGCTTACGCATACGCTCGCCTGAACCTGCCTTAATTCTTTCACGCTTGGCGTGTATGTTTGCATATAGTCCTGGTTTGGTTTTCATATCAGCATCCCCAACGCTTTCTAGCAGCCTTGCCTCGTTCACCTGTCCAACTACTTGATCTAGCACAAAAACTTTTATGACGCGGATTAGTTTTGTCTTTGGTAGGTGCCTTCAAATCACTGCCTGTTGCGCGATTATATTTTTTACGACCTTTCTCAGTTAGGCCGGCGCCTTTGCTTACTGGTAATTTTTCACCACGCTTGACGGATAAGTTAACTTGTTTTTTAGCCATTGTATTACCTAGGCATTTGTGCTTGACCTAATGCTTGATCAAACATTGCTGTATTGGCTTCATATGCCTGTAGTTGTTCTCTAGTCCAGGGTCTACCTGTCAATGGATTTATTTCCATGCCTCTCATTCTGCCTGTCCTAGGAACCATGTAGTCTTGCCCCACATTGCCGGGCATTAATGCTGCTGTTAGACCAACACCACCTTTAGCCAAATTTTGAACTACTCTGTTTGCAGCCAATTGACGAATCATGCTGGTTGTTCTATCCAACATGCTTTGTGGTTGTGCTTGTGGTGCAGCCTGTGGCATAGCTTGTGGTGCAATTGGTTGTGTGGTAACTGGGTCCTGTGGTGCAATTGGTTGTATTGGGCGTCCTGCTGCATCCAATATTTGTGGACCAGTGGGAACTGCTCTTGCTGCCTGTTGTGCGGCTCTGGTTTCAAAACGCTGTTGAACACCTTGTGCTGCCTGTTGTGCGGCACGAGCCTGTTCCATAGCGGCTTGTGCTTGTGCCTGTTGTGCGGCTGCTTGTGCCTGTTGTGCGGCTGCTCGGGCTTGCATACCTTTACGCACTTGGTTAGCAGCATAGGCAGCACCTAGACCACCTGCCCCCAGTGCAACTTTACCGTTATTTTCACCTAATACAACAGGCGCCACTGTCATAACATCGCTGACAGAACTACTTTCTCTGGCTTCGGTAGGAACTCCTGCTTGACGGGCTTTGGCTAATGTTTCACTAGGAGCATTTGGATCTAGTTCAAGTTCCTGCGCACCTGCTGGCGCAGCCTGTGCTGCTGCCGGACTGGGTGCGGCCTGTCGCGTAGACATGTAATCGCGAATATCATCATCGCTAAAGCCTGCTGCTCGTAATTTTGCAATATCTTGTTCTGTCATGTTATTGTCCTAATATTGCTGCCATTGCTGCTCTGCGAGCGTTAGCTGTTCCATAGTCCCACTTGTTAGTTGCAGGATTAAATGTTGGTGCGGGATATACTTCAAACGCACGGAACACACGGTTTCTGTAAGCCGCCATTTCTTGTGGCGATGCTGTGGCTGCTGGTGGTTTGCCCATAACATTAAAGCGGGCTTTAGCAATTGCCTGGTATTGACGCATCAATTCTGCTTCACGCTGTTGCCATGCTGCATTCCATTGCGCGGTAGTCCTAATATCTGGTCTACTTGCAAGGAATGTTTGCTTGCTTGCATTTAAATCACCAGTAAACTGACTGCGATTCAAACCAGCAAGCGCAGCATAAGTTTCAATGCGATCAATGTTACCAATATTGGCTTCTTTGTTGGCACGCTGTTCTGCTTCACTGACTGCACCTGGACCAGAGTTAGCCCTCAATGTCTTAGCATTTACCACAGTGTTCATGTTCAAGAACTCTTGTAGAGCAGCGTATTCACCGGATGTTAGTTTGTTAACTAATTGGTTCAATTCATCTGCAAGTTGTTTCTTATCTTCGTTACTGTAGCTGCCGGTAGCAGCATTGATAATTAGGCGTCTAGCTCTGTCGTATTGTGTGCCTTGACCATTAAGAATGTTAATAATGCTTGGATTATTTTTAATAATATCCATTTGTTGCTTACGAATATTAGCCACAGTCATACCGTCACTGGCGCTGACGCCAATTTGATCTTTAGTGCCGTCTTTGGCAACAAACGCTTCTAATTCCTTAGTTTCTACTTCTAGAGCAGCCTGGCGTCTTTCTTCTTCTGCTTTACGGGCACTTTCAACTTGAGCGATTGCGGCAGCTGGACTGTATCCTGCTGCAACAAGTTGTTCAACTGTTCTACCTGCAGGTGCTGCTGCAGGTGCTGCTGCAGGAGCAGGTAATCTAACTCCGGGTGCGCCGGGTGCGCCGGGTGCGCCGGGCACTACTGGTACAACTGCTGCTGGTCTGGCAGCTGCCGGCGGCGCTGTAGGAACCACTGGCTGTGCTGGTGCTGGTGCTGCTGGTGCTGCTGGTGCTGGAGCTGCTGGTGCTGCTGGTGCTGCTGCTGGTGCTGCTGCTGGTGCTGCCGCTGG